AGAACAAATGGTATTATTCTGAGAGTTACCAAGAACTTTAAATACTGTTCCATCATGGTGTACTCTAGGATTACCATCCCCATCCGACAGCACAATTTGGTTGCTTGAGGTGCGGATGTCTAGGCCATCTTGGTTGCCGTTGTAGCGTCCAATAATAACATTTTTAGAACCAGTAGTTACGTAATAACCCGAAGCCTCTCCAAGAAATGTATTTACTGTTCCTGTTGTAAGACTATAACCAGACTGACGACCAAGGGCAGTATTTTGCGCTCCAGTAGTATTAGTTTTAAGTGCCTCCCAACCAACAGCAGTATTTTCACTACCTGTCGTATTATTTAAAAGCGCATTATAACCTACCGCTACGTCACTTGTTCCAGTAGTGTTGTAATACATTGAAGAATAACCAACAGACGTATTTCTAATGGCAGTATTACTATATAGAGCAAAGTTACCGACAGCAGTATTATCACCACCTGATGTTGTACTAGCTAAAGTTTGATGGCCTAAAGCAGTATTGTTACTTGCGGTGGTACTGGAATACATAGCGGCATAACCTATAGCTACGTTATTGCCGCCTGTTGTGTTACTATATAATATTTGATCTCCAACACCAGTATTTTTAGAGCCAGTGGTAGTGGAGTACCCTGCTCTGTAACGACCTACAAACGTATTTGCTGTACCTGTTGTAGCAGAGTATCCTGCCTCATAACCAACTGCTAACAAGTTACCTGTTGTGTTAGATCTCCCTGCTGAGAAACCTAAATGTGTTTGATAAGAACCAGTTGTGGTACTATATCCTGCTTGATACCCAACTGCTGTGTTGCTAGATGCGGTGGTCTGTTGCCTACCTGCACCCACACCAACAAACACATTATCAGAACCTGTTGTAACCAACCCACCTGAGAACGCACCTACGGCAACATTTTCATCTCCAGTTGTGTTGGTAGTAAAAGCACTATGACCAAGTGCAACATTATAGTTACCACCAGAAGCAATAGATGCACCTGCGCCATCTCCTAAATGCACATTACTTGTTCCAAGTGTTGCTGTAAGTATTGATCCATTAGAATCTATACGTAGTCTCTCAGTAGGTGCATCATTGTCACTACCGTCATTGGTCTTGAAGATTAAGTCACCCTTCTGGTCATCAGATGTGCCATCGTGTGATGCCTGTATCTGAGCCAGTGTACTGATCTCACCACCAGACTGTTCACCTTTAAACGATATAGCACTCTCTCTACCACCGTCTGTGTCTTCATGGGTAGGGTTCTTAGTGGTAATGTTTTCAAACTGTTGGCTAGCTAAACTAAAAGAGTTGAATGACTCAAAGTCTACTACGTCACTAGCTGCTGCTGCAGATGTAAGCACAACATCACTACCGTTAGTAGCTGTGTAGTCAGTACCGTTTATAAGCCGTACACCGTTTAGGTAGACTGATATGAAAGCACCATCTGTATAACCATTTGTGTTAAAGGTTGTTTGCCCTGCAGTCGCTGTAAACGTTTCTTTGTTTTGTATACCCTGTGGTACTGGTATTGGGCCTATATATCCTGACATGTTATTCTCCCTCCAGTGCCGCTACTTTAGTTTCTAATGTTTCAATCTTGGCTATTGCTTCTTGCAATGCAGCGGTGAGCAATGGCACAAGTTTGGCTTGGTCAATGCCTTGCATCTTTGGTATGGTTTTACCACCATCGTCTAACTTGTTGTCACCAACAGAAACACCATCTGGTAACTCTTCACCCTCTACCCAAACTTCTACTTGGTCTTTTGTTCCGTGAACAGCTTCTGCAACCACTGCTTGTGCTTCATGTGCTAAGAAACCATCAACCGTTCTATCCGGTTCTTCGATAAAGTTAAAACGTTTAGGAGCTAATTGCTTAACTCTTTCAATGCCATTAGAAATATCTACTATATTTTCTTTTAAACGATAGTCTGACGTTGTGTTAAAACTAACTCCAGAAGATCCATTCCTAAGAATACTTCCTATTGATGCGCTTGCAGAGTTTTTAAATAAAATAAATGCTGAATTTTCTGCTGTATCTCTTAGGCCAATACAGTAATCTCCACTTTGATTGTCCATATTTAAAACGGCTATAAGATCAGTGGTAGTGTTTATAAAAGCACGTCCTGAATTATCAAGGCGCATACGTTCTGTGTTGTTAGTTCCAAATTTCATATTTCCACTTGAAACATTCCATAAAAGACTGTCTGAACCTGACCTTGCTAAGTACATACGATTTGTACCGCTATTGCCACCCATATATATCTGTGCATCACCACCAGAGTTGTTTAGGATTACAGCACCAGTACTGTCGATACGCATGCGTTCTGAAGCATTAGTATAAAAACGCATTTCATTATCTGTATGCCCATAATAAATACGTCCAATATTATCATCACCAGGATCACCAAATAAAAGTTGGCCTGTTCCTGATGTGCTGTCAGATAAAATAGCAAGTGTTGGATTAGTATCTATAACCTCTACATTTCTACTTGTAGGAGAGCCGCCAATTCCAACCTTACCATTGCTATCAATACGCATACGTTCTGAGCCGCCAGTTTCAACAAAAAAATCAGCATGACCAGATGCCTTATCAGCAGCACCAAAGCGAAGATCAAAGGTGCTATTGGAATTGCCCATTCTAATTTCAGCAGCACCAGTTGTACTCGATATATCAAGAGCCTCAGTGCCGACAGTAGTTAATGATAAGCTCTCCGTACTCGCATCAAAGACAAACTTGGGCGTAGTGCCTGTGCTTTCGTAAAAGCTGATGTCGCCACTGCTATCTATTCTCATTCGTTCCGTAGGACTAGCACCATCAGAACCATCATTAGTCTTGAATATCAAATCGCCTTTTTCATCGTCTGATGTACCGTCATGTGAAGCCTGTATCTGTGCTAGTGTAGTTTCTTCTCCACCAGAGGCTTGACCTTTAAACGTTAGTTTACCTTCACGACCACCATCGGTATCCTCGTGTGTATCATTTACTATGATAACTTCTGGTGTAGCATCTGTAGTTGTAATGTCTCCTGTTACGTCTACAGTATCTGTGCTGAGACTTACTACAGGAGTACCGATATATTTACTCATTATGTTTGCTCCAATACGCTCACTACTACGTCAGCACTACTTGCTGTGTTAGATGTTACTTTTACAGTGTCTGTTGTTTCTACAATTATCTTACCATCTAAAACAGATATTGCAGAGTTTGCAGGTACAGGTACTTCTTTTACGATGTGTACTCCTGCAGCTTTTACTGTGACCCTGATCTGACTGCTTGTTATGTTTGCAATATTACAGCCAATCATAACCCCAGTTGTACTTGAAGGTACGGTGTAGGTTGTTACTTCTGAAGTTCCTACAGCCGCACTTGTATAATTTTTAAAAGTGTTTGCCATTTTATTTTACCCTAAAGCTATTGCGAATGCAAGTGCAGAAGCATCTGATGATGTTGTAGAAGTACCAGTTGCATTATCTACGTATTCAGTTGTAGCTACCTTTGTGCTATTATCGTTTTGAGTTTGTGTTGTTGCTGTTGTAGCAGATGTTATAGTGCCGTCCAATTCGCCACCAAAAGTAGTTGCAGCTATTGCCCCTGTTAAAGTTGCGCCAGTAGCACTTGTTACCAGTACATCTGTATTATTATACTTTAATTTAACAATACCAGTACCATTTGGATTTATATCAATGTTTCCATTGGTATCTGTAGATGTGATAGCGTTACCGTTTATGTTAACATTATCTACATCAAGATCAGTATTAATTATAACAGTACCTGTACCATTAGGTGACAGGTTTATATTACCGTTAGTATCTGTTGAGGATATTGTATTTGTATCTACATTAAGATTACCAACACTAATGTCTCCACTAACATCTACACCGTCTGCTGTTGTCTCTATTTTCTTTACGTTATTGTGATATAGATTAACTGCACCGTTAACATCCATATCCATATATTTTTCAGTGCCAGTATTACTTTGTACTGTAATACCATCACCTTGTATTGTTAGCTCACCTGTAGTATTTACAACACTAGTGTTTGTTCCATCATGTTTGATTGTAAGGTCATCACCAGTACCAAGAACAATACTTGCGTTATCAGCAAAGTCTAATGCGTTAGCACTTTCATCCCATGTCATATCATAGGCAGCACCTTTGAATACTACATCACCATCTGCTTTGATACGTACACGTTCTGTAGCTGCTGCACTAGTATTTGTTTTAAAGATAAGAGCAGTAGAGTTATCTGCAGCACCAAAATTAGCTTCTGCTGCTGCTTCAATCTCAGCACCTACGAGTATAGCATCTGTACCACTATCTTCTAGAGGAGCATTAAAACTAATCTTACCAATTGTATTACCATTATCTACAGAGATGTCAGACGTTTGTAATGATAACTGAAAACCACTAGCTGCTGTTGCACCTAGTCCTGTGTCAGCTACGTGTGTAAGTTTAACATCATCGTCAGCACCAAATGTAAGTATGGAAGCATCACTCTGCAACCTTACATCATCTGTCATAATAACTTCAGGTGAAGTAAACTTAACTGTTGTATCTGCTGCAACGTCTAGCTGTCCATCTGCACTAGAGTTAATAGACAGGTCTGCATCACGAAACTGTAATGCATTGTTTGTATCAACAGCCATGTCTCCACCGAAACTGTCTATGTAAGCGACACCGTCAATATACAAATCTTTAAACTGTAGTGATGAAGTACCTAAGTCTAACCCTGCGTTTGTGCTTGGATTAATAGATGTAGATGTTGCTACTAGCTGTTGGGCAGGACCAATAACTGTAATAGCACCACCTTCTGCTGCAGTACCATCGTGGGTGTGACCAGAGGATGAATTAAATGCAGCTTCAATGGCATCGTATTCACCATCAAAGTCAGCAGCGTTAATAACGTTACCGTCAGCAATGTTATTTGCTGTATCGTTCCTGGTGTAACCTGTTCCCATGTTTTTACCTTCTCGTGTTTGTAGCGTATTCTAGTGTTATAGCGTCTAAAGAAAATGGTGGATCTACGCTGTCTGAGGTGTACTGTAAGGATACAACAAAAGCTGATCCTATTATTTGTGTTTCAAACAGTGTCTTTAGTTTAGAGCTATACACTGCTGTTGATCCAAATGTAGCTGCACCCATGAATGCAACTGTTCCTGTAGCATTATTAAAATCTATCTGTGTTGGCTGAACACTATTCTTTTGGTCAAAGTCTAGTTTTAAACTTACATCAAAAGATACACTACCTTGTGGATCAGTATATAAAAACATTTTGTAGAATGTCTTACGTACCCTTGGATCATTAATTGGCATATAAGGTGTAGCAAAAGTTGTTTGTATGTTACTACCACCAAAACTATTACCTTCTTCCATTTGGTATAGGAAACCATCATCATTAGCAAAGACAATTGTTTCTGAGTTTTGGAAGAATCTACTATCTGCTACGTGTGCTCTTATCCCTCTTATATCTGCCCATGCCATTCCTTCCCCACCTTGACCTGCCATCTGTGTGCCAAGTATACCTTGTGCGTTAGCCTGACCAATATTATTATTATAACCTAATATTCTATACTGTGACTTATTACGTATAACTACACTAGTAAAAGATGTGTTAGCTGTAATAAAGTCAGTTACTTCTTTCTGTATTGTTTTAGATACAACACCTAGTCCAAAGTCACCTAGTCTATCTGTAGCACTTAGAAGTCTTAGGCCATCAGGACCAAGGAACATTACATCACCACCGACTTCTTGTATTGTATCCTTATCTACACAACCAATGTCTACTGTTACTGGTTGTAGGTTAAAGTCACCTATTGTATTTCCTACTAGTTGGAATATAGATGACTCAGTAAAGATAATAAGTTGTTGTCTAAATACAATTAGACCAGTGATGTTTGCTCCTACCGATATTGTACCAGAACCATTAGCTGCTGTAAAGTCAGTATCTGTAAAGGGTGCAGTAAATGTTAGTAGATTGTTCTTACCAAAGAATAACTGATTCTTAAAACTTACAACAAACTCTGCTGCATTTACGTCTGTAGGTGCATCGTTAAGTGCTGTAAACAAAGAGCCATTATACAGTGCAGGAACGTTAATACCATCAACAATGGCTATTTTTTCAGATCCTGTATAGTTATACCTAGAAAATCTAGTTTTACCAGCATTTTCTCTTGACGTACTTAAAAAAGTTATAACAGCATTATCTGCTGGTGAACTAGCTAGAGCAGGATCAATTGCTACTGTAGCTTCTCCTGAGTCATTAACTGTTGGTGTTGCAGTTACAGTGTATATCTTATCTATACCTGCAATCTTAAACACATCACCTAACTGTGGGGTAGAAGTTAAACCATCTACAGCTAGACTACTACCAGTCTGTGATCCAGCGTTTACTAGTACTGTACCATACACTGGCACATTAACGAGTGAGTACCCAATACCAGATGTTTTAACTAGACTTTCATTTCTAGCTACAATAACTGAGTCAAGGAATACACCACATCCTACTGTAAGATGTTTAGTAGTTGTACTTGTAAACTCTACATTATCTCCATTAGCAGGTGAATCAGTAAGAGCAGGTGATATACCTATTGTTGCTCTGTTATCATCATCATCAAAGGTAATGCTTGCACCGATAGTATACTCAGTTTTAAACTCTAGTGCAGTATCATCTGTAAGAGCTAATGATAAAGTATCAGCAGCACTACCTATTGTAACATTTGGTGATGAGAAAGCTTGTACTGTTGTACCTCTTGGTATACCAGTACCAACAACTTCCATACCAGTTGTAATAGTTCCTACTACACCGTCTACTGCAAAGGTAGTAGTTTTAAAAGTAAACTGTAACGCTAAGTTATCTGCTACAGTTACATTACTAGATAGTACTACAGTAAAGTTACCTGCTGCCCCTGTTGTAACACTAGACACTGTAACGTTGCTCGGAATACCTACGCCTGTTAAAGTTTGTCCTTTTGCTATAGTACCTGAAGCAACAGTATCTACAATAATTGTGCTACTTGCTGTTACTGCACCATTAACAAGAGCAGTTGGTCCGTTTGCAGAAGCAATAGTAGATGTACCGTTTATATTTGCAGTAACATGTACTAGTTTAAACTTATCACCTTGTTCTGGTGTTTGTCTAATGTTTGCAATATTTAAAGTTGTACCAGTTTGACTTGCACCATGTACAACAGGTATACCATAAGGTGGTATTATATCTAGATCGTACTTATCATAACCTAGTATTCTTTTGTAACCACCTTCAATAGATGGCTCAAAGTTCCTAAGGATACGTGCAGATCCTGGCATTTGCATACCTTGCTGCAAAGGACTCATATTACTTATAAGCCCACCACTAAACTGTATGGGATATGTTTGACGATTTGTTGGCATCTATAGTGTCGTAACTCTAGTGTTAGTTGCTAAAGTATTAGTTAGAACGGTAGATCTAACATAGTCATATCTGTTTATGTAGAGGCTTCTCATTTGTTTTATCTCTTGTTCAAACCTTTGTTGAACTATAGCCGCCTCTTGTCCTTCACCTCTAAACAAGTATGCAAAGTGCATAGCCCCATTTACAATAACATATCTAAACTGCTCAGGTATAGTTGGAACATCTGTCGAGTTTATTAAATCAACAGGTAATCTATAATACTCATAAACAACAGTATAAGCTTTATCTGCTGGTTGAACTATAGCGTACTCTTGACTAGGAGTTTTAACTACAAATGCAGGTACTTGTCTTATACCAGTAGACGTATTGTACTCTATGTCTACGTAGCTTTCTAGGTACTCTTCATAAGATAAAGCTTTTAACTTTACAGTAGCATTACCTAGTGTAGCATCCCTCTTTATTCTAAAACTATCAAAGTCTAATACTTTAGCATCAGAAGGAAAAGCATACCTAACTAAACCAGGAGTTAATGTTTCCTCTTCCTCTACATGGTTAAAAGGCCACTCATACTCATGTTGATTAATAAAACGTAAGGATGCATTAACAGCATCTTTAATCATTGAGTATTCACCCTTAGCTGTACTAAAGTTAGTAGCTGTTAATTCTACTTCATTTAACCTTCGGTTTACGTCATTGACAATTCCAATATAATCATATGCCATATTAACGTTCCTTCAGTCTTAACTTAATACTACGTTCTGCTGTACTTCCTGTATCATCTGTCATCTGACAAGAGAAAGTATACTCTACATTGTTTGATCCACCAGATATATTTATAGTTGCTACCGTATCAGTATTTGTTTGAGATACATTTTGTATTGTATCTGTTACTGCACTACTAGAAGCACTAGTTAAGTTCTGCCCAGCACTTAATCTTGTTTTTACATTGTAGACGTTAGACTTAACAAACCATATAACTGAGTTAATCTTTGCTGTATCTAAAAATCTAGACCAGTCTACACTGTAGTCTAATGTTTCATCAGGGTCTTTACTAGGCCAACGAAAACTCATTTATTAATCCTCATTTGCGTACACAACTCTATCGGCTGATGTCGGCTTTCTTTCTATAGATACAAGTCTATCTTGTGATTTAACTAAAACAGTTCTATCCCTAGAGCTAATCGTATTCTTAATATCTACAAAGACTAGTCTTTTTTCTTGTCTTACTAATATTGTTCTCTCGGCTGGTGTTGATGGCATTATGCAGCCCTCGGTAGTAGAACAGTTCTTCTTTTGTTATACCTATGTTTAACTGCTTCGTAATCAAACTGTATAGATGTTACATTTCCTACTGGTAAATTTATTATAGCAGAAGAAGATACACTTGTTAGTTTTTCAGTAACAGTTAGATTAATACTACCTAAAGATATTGTTGCAGCTACACTTTGTAATGCTTCATCTACAGTAGCTTCTGGTTCTGCAATACTACCAGTTAGTTCTAGACCTACTATCTCTGCTTTAGAAGATGATCTAGCAGTTACGGAAGGAGCACCTAATGTGCCAACTACTGTTCCTAGTTTCTCAGATACATTAGGTTTAATTGTACCTATTGTAAATGTAGCTGTTACACTTAGTAAGCTTTCAGAAGTCTTAGCTTCTACTGTAGCTATTGCACCTGTTGCAGATACACTTGCTAGAGTTTCGCTTATATTTACTTTGAGTGTACCTATCGCACCTGTAGCTGATACACTGTTTAAGTCTTCATCTACCTGTGGCTCTATTGTGCCTATAGCACCTGTAGCCGTTACACTTCCTAGTTCTTCTGCAACATTTTCTTTTACTGTGTTGATGCTGCCTGTAGCACTTACACCAGTAAGTGTTTTACTTACACCTACACCTAGAGAACCAATTGCACCTGTTGCTGATACACTGAGTAGGTTCTCAGATATGTCAATTTCAAAGCCACCAACGCTTACAGTTTCTATTGCGCCAGTTGCACCGACCCCTGTTAGGCTTACATTAGGTGCTACTTTACCGTATCTAGCAGCCCCATGCCTACCTGTGCCATAAAGAGCATCAGAGGAGTCATAGAAAGACATTTGTTAGGCGATACGTATTACTGCAGTACTTGCTCCTGCTGCAGGAAATTCTATAGTCAAGTCACCTGCTGTAGCACTTACTGTACCACCAAAGTCTATTACGCATATTGCTTTATTAGATGCAGAGGAATTGTAAATAATACAACCTGCTGCTGAAGTTGTTACATTAGAAAATACTTCATCTGCAAAGTCTACGATAGCAGTTGTACCATCTGCTGTAATAGCAGCACTATCTAGGTTTTGTCCACCTGCAGTATAGTTAGTACCTGATGCTTCGTCAGAGTTTCCTGTAACATCTGAGTAATTAGTTGTTGCTGCGCCATATGTACCAGACATACCGCTTTTAATTAGTGCAAGCTTTAAAGTATGGGTATCCATATCATGGACCGCACCAAGAAGTTCTTGTTTAAAACTTGTACACATTGCCGTTGTGATAGCCATGCTTGAATCCCTTTGTTATAAGTACAATGGGGCCAGCAGTTAGCCAGCCCCAAAGAATTATCTATGCGAGTAGATCTCGGTCTACTTCATCTGCAGCCTGTGTACCCATGCTATCCACGTCCATTAGACATGCAAATACACGAATTTTACCTGCTGTATCTGGTGTCGTACCTATCAACAACATGTCAATAGTATCTGCCCCTGTTATAATTGGGCAAGCAGTGTTAGCAAGAGTACTATAAGTACCTGCTGTAGCACTTGTGATAGCCATACCATCAACAAATGCGTCAACGTCACCACCTGTGATACCTAGATCAAAGGTTGCACCACTACCGCCTGTAGGTGCTACTGTGATTTCAGCACCTGCAAACATTACAGCA